AATAGTTCTCGGAGAAGAAGTGGCAGAGGTATAAGGAACTCGTGGGTGATAATTATATGATCATCCTCGGCGATTGTATCGATAACGGAATCAAGTCTGCGCCGGGCGCTTCAATGTACGAACAGGCAATGTCCGTGGGTGCGCAGAAGGAATGGCTGTACGAAGAGCTTAAAGACTTTGCCGAAAACGGGCAGATACTTGCGGGCACATCGGGAAACCACGAATCCCGTTCAAAGCGGGAAACGGACACCGATGTGCTTTATGACGTTTTCTGCCGATGGAGAAACGAAGACAGATACCGCAGTTCAATGGCGTTCTGTTTCTTGAGAGTGGGTGGAGCAGACCAGAAGAGTTGCGGCAAGTACCGACCGACATACTGCGTACACATCTGGCACGGATCGGGCGGCGGGCAGACCATAGGTGCGGGGTTAAACAGAGTAGAAAGACTGTCCAACACTTTTGAAGGCGTAGACCTTGAGATAACAGGACACACCCACCGCCCTGCTTATTTCCCGTCAGGCAGACTCGTCTGTGATTTTAGAAACAAAAAGATAATACCGAGAACTGTACACTCGGTGACTGTGCCTTCGTTTTTAGACTACGGCGGTTACGCTGCCGAAAAGGGATTGCCCCCGACGGGATTTGCCATCCCCGAGATAATACTGTCCACCTACGAAAAGGGCATTGATGTGCATTGGCACAGATAGGAGAGGAGTATGTACGATATGGATGAACTGGAAATTCAGCGTAAAGTGATGGAGAGTATCGAGTCTAAAGAACTCAAGGAAGAGAAGGCGAAGTGGCATAAGAAATACAACGAAGCCGAGATAGAGATATCACACCTTAAAAGGGAAGTTGATTCTCTTATATCCGCCGTCAAGACCTTGATAAAGGAAAGGGATTGTGCGATTGCAGACATTAAAACAATATTCAACGACGGTGAGTGTGAGGTCTGTTGTTGTGGCGATGTTGATTGTATTGAATACGGCGGTGGATGTAAGTGGAGAGGAGTAAAGAAATGAGTTTAGTTATCGTTGAAACAGACACAGGCGAAGAATATGAAATAGTTTTATGTCAAGACTGCAAGAACTACTATCCCGAAGACAAGCCACATCAGAAGCGAGGATGTATGTACGGCGGGATATGCGAGAGACCTGATGACTTTTGTTCGAGAGGAGAGAAGAAATGAGCAAGATTAAATACATAGCGTTTTTTAAAAAGGATGCCGTATTTGATTCCGAAAGAATCGTTGGTGAACTGTTAGATGTATGCGAACAACGAGATTTAGGCGATGGCGGTACAATGTGCAGAATGCAAGTTGTACAGGGCGAACTTGTACACTGCAAGGATTGTAAACATTGGTTTTATTTCATAGAATCCGAAAAACACCATTGCACAGAATTGGATAAACATCCGTGGGACTGCCCAATAAGGGAAGAAGATGACTTTTGTTCACGAGGAGAATTGAAGTGATAATGAAGTGATATTGAAGTGATATTTATAGAGGAGAGAAGAAAGATGAGTAGATTAATAGATGCAGATGCACTAATAGAACATATGCGAAAAGCATATAACAAACGCATAAGCGATTGGGATTTAATAAGCACAGTAGCCGTAATAGGTGCAGAGGAAGACGCAGAACCTATACGGCACGGACATTGGATTTCCGACAGATTATGTACTACGAATGGGGGAACATATGGAGTAAGAAGATGTTCTAACTGCGAATATTATTGCAATGACATTGGAGATAAGTGGAACTACTGTCCAGATTGTGGAGCGAAGATGAATGAAGAGGTGGAAGAAGATGAGTAGATTAATTGATGCAGATGCATTGATACACGATATTACGAAACTCTATTGCGAGGATTGTGAGAAACGCAAGGGGATAAAAAACGGGAAGTTGAAGTTTGTATATGAAATTGGAGATGCACCTTGTAGGGCTTGTGGCCTAGACGGTTTGAAAGACGTAATAGAAGACGCACCGACAGTAGATGCAGAACGGCACGGACATTGGGACGGAAGGCAATTAGTTTTTGAATGTTCTGTATGTGGACGTATGGGAATTCCCGAAATGAATTACTGTCCGTGGTGCGGAGCGAAGATGGATGAGGTGGAAGAATGAAAACTTGCGATAAATGTCAGGACTGTTACGAACAGAGTAACCACTATAAAGGGGCAGAACTTCACACAATACACTACAGATGTCATCTAATAGAAAAGGCTGTGAATCCTTATAACTCTTGTGAAATGTGGAAAGAGCGAAAAGGAAAGATGAAGATAATGTACAAGGACGGATATGTTGAGGAGGTAGAAGAATGATAACAAAGATAGTGATTGAATGGAGCGAAGAAGATAACTGTTACGGTGGTCACGCATACGGAGATGATGGGAAAACATTTATTTCTTTTGAGGGAAATACAGTCGCAGAAGCAATGGAAGATTGTATAAATGAAATGTCTGTGGTTGCCGAGATAAGGAAGAAGTTAGGGATTGAGGTAGAAGAATGCTGATATCAGACGGATATGTTTTGCAATACTCTAAACCTAAAAATGAAATCGTGATAAAACTCCCACGGACATGGGAAACCATCAGATGCACAACAGAACCTGTTGTAGACAGAAGAACAGATGTTGAGGAAGTAGACTTGTTTGCAGTTTTGAATGTTGTGAGATTGATTTTTGAAAAAAGAGCAGAGGAGAGAAGAGATGAAAGAAGTAGTAATGAAAGTTGATGATGAGTTTTGGGATCATATCACTCAATTAACGGTATTCAAGGAACAAAAAAAGATAGTTCATTGCAAGGATTGTAAGTATTTCAAATTTGGAAACGGATGCTTTTTACAAAGTGTAGATTATGACTGGGAAGAACAAATGGGTGCAGATGACTTTTGTTCACGAGGAGAGCGGAAATAGTTGACCCATAGTTGACTCAACACGTTCAACACGTTGGATGCGTTGGGAATGCGTTGGAAAGTAAAAGAGGAGAAAAAAAATGATTGACGGATACGATGACAATTTTAGTACAACAGACAGACCTATTTATGTAAAGCCTGCAAGTATTAATCCACCTAATATTTATATCAAGGGCAAGTGGCTTGACGAGAAGAAAGACCAATACGCTAATGTTTTTATTGATGACAAGCCTTTAATCAGATGCAAGGATTGTAAGTACTGGTACAACGATGAATACGAAACAGAGGGATACTGCGACCTAACAAAGTATTTTCATATGACGGCAGATGATTTCTGCAGTAAAGGAGAGAGAAAATGATTTGGAAACCTTTATTCGATTCGGACGACCCTTTGGAAGACCATATATATATGTGTTCAAACTGTGGTAATACTGTTGACACAGAGGAAACTTATTATACATTTTGGGAGTGGAAATACTGTCCGTTCTGCGGGGAGAAAGACGAAGAAAAAAAAGAGGAAATAGAAGATGGATTGGTATGAAATTGTAAAAAACTGTGCAATCTTTTACATCTTGGGATGGGTGATTGCACAACAGATTAACTGGAAATAAGTCCTAAATGTCGGGAGAAATTAGGAGAAAATAAAATGAAAATCATTTTAGTATTTCTTATCGTGGAAGTAGTAATAATCTATATAGGATTCTATAAAAGGTGGTGGTAGAGTGGCTTTTAATTTTAAGCTCGCCAAATATAAAAACAAGAAGGTTTCCATTAACGGTATTATATTTGATTCCCAAAAGGAAGCGTCTCATTACTGGGATTTGTGGGTGAGACAGGAGAACGGCGAGATCCGTGACCTTATGCCGAACACCGAGACTAAAAAGAAAAAGGTCTTTGAACTTATTCCGCCACAGAAAGGCGGTAAGAGAAATGAACTTGCCGTTAAGTACATACCCGACTTTTATTACTATGACAACATAAAAAAAGAATGGGTGGTGGAAGATGTCAAAAGCAAAATGACAAGGAAACTCCCGGACTATGTGATAAAAAGAAAACTGATGAAATGGGTTCATCATATAGAGGTAACGGAAATAATATGAAACTTTCCTTTCGTGCCGTGAAGGGCGTAAATAAAAAGAAACAAGGTCTTATATACTACGCTATGCTGAACAGAAGGCATTCATCAAAGGCAGTCATAAAGGCGTGCGAACAGGCTATTCAGCTCGTCTGTATGTCGGGATACGATGCGAGGATGCTGAAGGAATTCGTGGAAACAGACATCCCCACAGAGATGCTCGCTTCTAAATATTACTGCTCTTCACGGAAGATACAGATGCTTTTCGTAAAATATATAAGAAAAGCCGTTGAAATAATCACCAACTCTTAATCGGGCGTGGTATTATAATTAAAGGCATATAATTCAAAACAGTTTTACAGAACTACCCCTTCTGTGAACAAACTCCATCCTTTTTGCTTATTGTTTTGATCTCCTGTAAGCAATAGAAGAAGACCCCGTTTGGGGTCTTTTTCGTTAGTGTAAGATATGAGTCAGTATGAATGTGGCCGCACCGCCGATGATAGCCGAGACGACTATCTGCCAGATCGCATAAGTCTTCTGCCGTTTATCGGCGTTCAGTATCTGCAAGTCGTCTTCGACCGTACATATCCGGGCGGTGAGCTTCTCCACAGACAAAGCAAGAGCGTGAGTAGACTCGGCGAGTTTCTTAATGTCCTCTTGCTGACTGAAAAGTGTTTTTATCTGTTCATCGTGCCGTGCAAGATGCTCGCCGTTTTCTTGCACCCGCTCTTCCAAGTTCATATTACTTTCCCTTTATCCTTTCTATGATTTCCGCTATCGCTGATGAGCCTGCCATGTATAAAAGAACAGTACATAACATCCCGAAGAATGTCACATCAACGACTATGCCCGTGGCGACGAGGATATCAAGGTTAAAAGTAATGACCGCTATAGTGCCGAGGATGGCAGAGATACCGATGGTTATGTACTTTGAACCTTTTGCTTCTTCCCACAAGGGTTTAAATCTGTCGATCAGATACCATATGATCGTCGAGATTGCAATGATAATTCCAAGTGTTTCCATAGTTATTCCTTTCTATATTAAATCTACATTTTATTTCTATGGCTCAAGGTAAATTTATTCACCCTTTGCCAAAGTCTCTTTAGAACGGATTTTAGGGCTTCCTAAATATCAGCCTGTCTATCCAGTAGAATATCGCTCCCCCGATCAGATTCGCTGTTATAGTTGCGAAAATCACACGAGGTTGCGTTACAGGATTCCCCGTCATTAGTGCAAGCACAGGAGCAAGAACCAGACTGCTCAGCTGCCATCTTGCAAGGTATAGTAAATATCTTTTCATTCTTTAACGCTTCAATTCTTGCTATCATATCAGATTCGGGGGGATGAACTTTGTGTCGTCTACAGATTTGGTTTTACCCCAAATCCATCCGAGTGCCTCGCAAGTCCTCTGTCCGACAACACCGTCATCATAGTTCTTTATAGCACCTTTACCGCAAGCCACGGGATTCTTTCTCTGAAAAGCGATGACACCGTCTTTGGTCTTTGACCCGAACTCGCCGTCTACTCCTCTTGAACCGACGCTGATGCCGAGCGAGATGAGTTTCTTCTGTAACTCTTTAACATCAGAACCCTCGCAGCCCTTTTTGAGAATACGTGTTAATACGTACTGCTTTGGATTGTCTTCCCAATTAATTCTGAGCCTGCCATACTTATCCCAACCGCCTAAAGATAATGACCTTGATACGATGCCCCATTTTCTTCCACGGTCTTCAATGACCTTGCCGTCACAATAAATTCCTACATGGACTATCTTCCTGACGCCATCACGAATGCCAATCTTAAAACAGAGGTCGCCGTTACGGAGTTCTTTTTTGTTTATGTCCATACACTCGTCTTTATAGAATCCGTTGGCTGTCTTGTCATAGCCACTCTTTTTAGCACCGCATTGTATCAGACACCACACAACAAAGCCTGAGCAATCGGCAGCGATAGCATCGGGGTACTTATCCTTTCTTGCTTTCCACATTTTGATTGCGGTCTCTTCGTTTTCAATATCTTTTTCTTTCGCTTTGATGGTGGCTTCCGTGAGGTTCTTTAGACGGACACCATTTAAGTCCCACACATAAATGCCACGGTCTACCTGACCTTTGGCGAGAGAAATAAAATTAGATAATAAAGCCATATTTTCTTCCTTTCTGTGTTATAATAAATGTGAGGTGATATTATGATTAAACCCTATGTAACCGATAATGGTGAATTAAGATATCCGATTTTCATCGTCAAGGATAAGGACAAGTTTGTGAAAGAACAGATGGCTGAAATCTTGGCTGTACTCAACGATGAAAAAGAGGAAGAAGAATAATCATTTACCACCGAATCTGTCAAAAAGATAAATCGCACCTATTACTATCACGCACGCAAGCGTTGCTATCATTACACCTTCCATTGTTTTTCTCCTTTATGCTATACGCAGAAGATATAAATTACACGTTACTGCGCATTTGTTCCCCGGCTGTACCCAAAGAGAAACTGTTGATTGCTCAGACGTAAATGTAGCCCACGAGGTGTCTTGAAAATAACCATCTTCTCTTCCCAAAATAGTGTGGAGCGAATAAAATATAGGGCTACTTTTTATTGAACTTTTATAGCAATTTAAATAAACGTTCGTATTCACTACTTGTTCTAAAGTTAAATGTACGTATCCATTGATGAGATATACGCCCGGTTCAATATTTGTGATTTCTGCGACCTTTGTGTTGTCGGGGTTACTGATCGTAACAGAAATTTTCTGTGAATAGTTTTTTGGGACTCTTCTGATATCACCGTTGATATTCAGATTCCCATCCCCGCCGTCAAGAGTTACCGATTGTATAGTTAAAGGGTTGGTCAGAGGATAAGAACTACCTGCTGATAACGGCAGAGCGTTTGCGTCTTTAATGTTGTATTGTGTGTTGTCAGGTAAGACTATCTTTTCTATATTAGCCATAATAATTCCTTTCTTTATGCAATTCTTATCATTGATAAAACTACTGCATTTGCCGTTCCTGTTACATTAGGCTCAAAATAAAATGAACAGGAAGCACCATCACCAAATGTAGCCCACGTTGTATCGTTGAAATAACAAGAGGATCTGCCTACGTGGTGCTGCGAATACATGATTGTGTTGTTTGCTGTAGAACTCTTGTACAAGTTAACAAAAGCGACGCCGGGGTTTGAGGAAGCTGTAAAATGTATCGCTGCTGTTATTATGTAAACACCTGCTGAAATATTAGATACTTCACAAAGTTTTTGGTTTCCCGTTGTAAGAGACACCGATGATGATGACGGCGAAGCTGAATATGTCTGCGGTGTCCTGTGAACATCTCCCTGAATATAGAGGTCGCTTGTTAGTGCATTTGATGAACCTGCCGACAAAGGCAGATAAGAACCAGCAACATTGTTAATTGTTATGAATCCGCTGTCATTGTTCAGGTCGCTCGTGTTCTCAGGAATGCTTGTCGTATCAGGTAACGCACCGACCTCGCTTGCCGTGTAAGTGGGCTTGCTTGATGCCTTAGCCCAAGACGGCACAGTAGGGTCTGTCTCTGTGTAGCCCGTGATAAAACCGCTATCGTTCTGTAACTGTGACACTTTGCTCGGTATGACCGTTGAAGACGGCAAAGCACCAACCTCTTGAGCCGTGTAACTCGGCTTGGTGGATTGTTTTGCCCAAGACGGTACGGTCGGGTCTGTCTCCGTAGTGAGAAAACCGCTGTCGTTGGTTAGATCGCTCGTCTTTGTCGGGATTGCCGTTGAATCAGGCAAAGCACCGACATCTTCAGCGTCAAGCACAACATTACCGTCTTTACCGTTGACGCTTATAACCGCACCTGTTCCGTCTTGTCCGTTGGTTACAGTAAAGGTCGTGGTCGTGTTGTCGGTAAAGGTTATCGTGTAGGTGTCAACGAGTCCGGAAGTTCCTGTCTTGGTTACAGATCTGATTCCTGTGCCGGTATCACCTTTGTCACCATTGTCTCCCTTATCGCCTTTTTCACCTGTCGCTCCCGTGTCTCCTTTTGCTCCTGTATCGCCCTTGTCACCCTTGTCGCCTTTTGGTAAGACAAAGTTAAACACGGCAGCGGATGTTGTCCCGGAGTTAGTGACGGAAGCGGTTGAGCCAGAAGAAACCGTACCGACGGCTATAGTGGCGGCTGCACCCGTGTCACCTTTTTCTCCGTCTTCGCCGTTTGTAACCCTGAATGTTGTATATGTGCCGTCAGTATATGTGATTTTATACTGGTCTATTACATGACCATCTTCTATCCAAGACGCTGTTTTGCTAATATCTGATATGCCATTCCCAGTATCACCAGTATCACCTTTGTCGCCTTTATCACCTTTAGCACCCGTCGCTCCAGTATCGCCTTTATCTCCCTTATTACCTTTGTCGCCTTTATCGCCTTTGATACCAGACATAACAGCGACTTTCATTTCGGGTTCAAGGTTCTGGAAATTAGGATGTATCTCAAATCCTTCGGGGATTATCTCGGCTTGTATCTTCTCGTATGCCATAGTTTCTCCTACGATAGCACGCTGTTACGGAGCGACTTGCAGATACCGAAAGAGAATATCTTTGATATCTTTCTGTCCGCTCCCGTTGTTATAACATCGACCTGACAATCAAGGTCGACATCTTCTATAAGTGCAAGCGTCTGCGCCTGTGTGAGTTTCTTTGAGTAAGTAATGGTGTTGCCTTCCACCACTCCTTCGTTACCGTCAAAGGTCGTGTTAAGGTCGCTTATGATAGAGTCCTTCTGCGCAAAGGTAAGGTACACTTTTGATATGTCGGCATACGCTACCTCGTCAGTAGAAAGGACTATTCTTATTGTCGGTGTAGAGCCTTTGATTATAGCCATTGTTTACTCCTTACTGCGGTGTTGTGCCAAGATAAAGGACGCCGTCCACTACGCTTGCTTTTACGGTGTTGGCATATAACGCTTTATCGACGGGGTGTTCAGACTCCGAAGGATTTATCCCTGTAGCGAATACCGCCTGTGTCATAAGCGTGTCGCTTCCACCGGGGTCTACAATTGAACTTGCAACCTCCGCAATATATTGTGTTATTGAGTCTATTAGCCCGTTTGGATTGTCAATCGCATCAACAAGAGCATCAACATTTTGGTCAAATTTAGCCTGTAAATCCCTTGCATACATTTTGGGCGTAACAGGAAGGCTCTGAATATTCTTGATGTTATATCCACCGTTCTCTATAATTTCTCTTAATTTTGATATTCGTTCTATAGCCATTGTTTGCTCCTTATTTGAGTTTCCTCGTGAGTACATAAGCGTCTACCACGAGCGATTTGAATATGATAGGTTCGTTCACACCGCCGCTCTGTACCCTTAACTGTAGTCTTCTGAACCTCTTGCCCTTGAGTTTCTTTAAGACAAACGAAACGGGGGGAAGAGTCTGGAAGGTGAAATTGCTTTCCAAGTTCCCGCTCTGGTCTGTGTATGAATAAAAGTCGAGTTCGTTAAAGGTGAAAACATCAGCCTTGTACGACAGGACTTTTGAGTCTTCCATAAACTTTTTCTCGGTATGGTACAGAACCTCGACATCGCTGTGGGCACGGACATCGCAGTAAAGGTCGTTGTATTTCCTTATCAGTTTCTTGAATCTGTTCTGTACGCCAAACCAACTGTTGGGCGTATCAACGTGTTCGTGCAGAGGTCTGCCGTCAAAGTTGTATGTCCAAGACGGAAATGAGCCGTCAGCTGATTCAAGATCAAAATAAAACTTACAGAGATATCCGTTAGCGGAACACAAGTACAGTTCCTTGTCGTTGAACGATATAAGGTTGGTCGGCTCAACGGGGTTGTCTTTGTTGTATACCCTTACATCCTGTAAGTACGCCCATTCATATTCAAAGTTTCTCGACAGTTCGTCAGTCTTTGAAGACGAGTTAGCCACATAACAATGCCCGTTAGGGAAGAGGATGTACAAGTATCCTCTGTGCTGTTCGACCATAGCCGTTTCTAAATCTTCGGCAAGGAGTTTCGGGTCTATCAATGTCGACCTGTGCTCGATGTTTCTCTCCAAACTCACCGAGAGGTTTCTCGATATAGCGTTCACTCCGTTAGAGGAAAGAAAAACATTATCGTCTACGAACACACAATGAGCAAAGTTTGAAACACAACCAATAGTCGAGTTACCAGTAGAACTTAAATATGTTTCAGCAAGGAACTCGTCGTTTAGGTCGCTCTGTGTCCAGACAGCATAAGCTCCGTCCTGATGCGTATCGCCCTTTATCGATAAGAACTTGTTTTCCTGTAGCTGCTGAAGAGCGATTATCGCTGCCGATGACGCTCCGCTTCTGTCCGAGTATCCTATTTCAGAATAGTAATTCCATGAACCGTTCTGCGACCAGAAGATTACATTCGGGTACAATGGATTGCCCGTCAGAAATACTCTGTTGTCAAAGGTGAGTATCTCTGTGCATTTGTTAATTCTGTTTGGATACCCGGCTGATCCTTTGGCATACTGTATGTACAGACACTCAACGCCGGGGATGTCTGCTGTTGCAGGGGCGGTCTTGAATTTGACTTTACCTTCCGTTCTGTCGACCTCGAACACATTGCCTGTAGCACTTGCCACAGAAGGGACTTCTGTATAGACCGTGTTGTCGGGGTCGTCTTTATTTATAGCACCACGCCATATCTCAACTGTGTCAGCGTCGAGTTCTTTCATGCCGAGTTTGTATTCGGTAGCCGTGCCGTCGGGGGTGAAGCCTTCAAACACGAACCTTGTTAAGAAGTTCCTCTGGTTATACGAAGGACTTGCCGAACGGTCGGGAGTAACGTTTTGATATGTCTGCGGTATCTCTGCTTTATGCTCAACGAAGTCAAATACCTCACCGTCGTAGTAGTAAAGGGATTCTCCGTCAAGGCATAAAAGCATATTGTGGAACTCCACATACTTTGCTCGGTTGGATGCCATACCCGAAAAGATTTCCGTTAATGTGTTGGCATTAAACTCTTCGGGGTAGTTGTCCCACACATACATCTTTGAACCAGCGTGAACGAGGACTTTTGTTTTTAAGTCGCCGTATGGATCACGGTAGGTGTATTTGTGGATATCCCACACGGGAATATTCTTGCCGACATATCCTATCTTCCTGAATCCCGGATGCGTCTCCCAAAGGCCGAGCCTTGAACGGTACATATTGACAGAGTCAGGGGAGCGTGTTGGAGCTGTATCGTCGCTACGGAAATCAACGCCTTTGACATCGCCGAAGTATAGTGAAACCTGCTGCCTTGCAGGTACTTTAGGCTGCTGCCTTTGAACGAATGCCATTAATGTAACCTCACGATTTTAGGAGCACCGCTCCGTCCTCTGTCTCCTTCGAGCATCTGCATACCCTGTTCTTCGTCTGCTATGAACTCGGCATATTCGCCTTCCATCATAAAGATAGCCGACGCTTTGTTTGCGACTATAAACTCCGTATCGATGGGGATGTCTATGACATAATCGTCGGGAGTGTCCGCAGTTACTTTGTCGGGGAAGAACTTGGAAACAAGATAGATTATCCCTTCAATATCGGGAAGATATAACTTGTAGTCCTCGGTGTAGTAAGAAACATTCTTTCTCTCTCCATCCACGACCCTGTACGCTTCGACTATCTGGTAAAGATTCTTTGGAATGTCGTGCTGCCTGAATCCTGTGTAGTCGGGAACTTTCTCGTCCGTCTCAAACGCTACATTGTGCAAGCAGACATTACGGAAGTTGTAATAATACGATCCAGAGAATGTTATCCTTGCGTGGACTGGTGTGTCAGATATCTTCCCTTTGTATGCGACCATCTCGCTGAACGGCTGAAGATTGGAATGATTTATTGTCTTGACAACAGACCATTCACCGTCAGATTCCGTTTCAATGGTAATTGTCGCCGTGTCGTCCACCTCAAAGAAGTATCCGCACACACCGTCAGCTTCGTATACTATGTCTTCGGTTCGGTGTTCACCGAAAAGCGGAACATAGCCGGGTTCGTTCTTCTGTTTCTCAAGAGCGTTGATGGATACGCCCTGAAACACTTCCCAAGTCTGGTTGTGTCCTTTGCCATAAAACACAAAACGAATGCTTTCATTGATGACATCTGGCATTCGGGCAATTATGTCCTCGTCGTCTGTCATTCCATCGGCATCCGCTTCATATTCATCTATTTTCATCAAGACTAATTTCTTGAGTTCGCCGTATGTTATTGCCATTTATTTGCCCTCTTCCAAAACTGTACTGGCTTACTTCTTTTTTGGTTCTGATTTCTTCTGTATCGTTATCTTTTTCTTTACTCCCGGCGTCTGTTCAAGTATCGCTTTTACAACTTCATCGTCGGTTGAGTATTCGCCTTCAGGCGAGAATGTTACGTTTATCCCGCACACGCACAACTTAGCGTTGGGTATATATACAAATTTCATGTTTGTTCTCCTTAAGGGGTGGGGTAGTGGGAGTTCCCACTACCCTATAGTTATCAATGGAGGAACATTGATGAGTTAGATTGTCGTTTCAGCGCCTTCGACGAATCTGCCGAGTGCCATGCACTCAGGTCTGATGACCGCGCCGCCGTAGAGGTGGAGACCTCTTACGCCGTCAGCGAACTTTGTCTCGAGCCTGTTGCTCTCGGTCTTGGTGATCTGAGAAGCGTATGCCATAGACTTCTTAGAACCTGCAACGATGACGTGGCCGTCACGCTGTGTAGCGGTCGTTCCGTTGTAGATGCCTACGAGGTTGTTGGATACGTACATATCGAAACCGAGGTCGTTCGTCCACTCGATGCCGTTCTTAACTCCCTTTGTGCCTTCAAGTATTGAGAACTTGATGCCTGCGAGGTGGAGTTTGAGCTTCAGCCACGGGGGGATAACGATGTACTTCTCTTCGTTCGGAACATTTGCTTCTTCCAGATACTGGGAGAGTTTACCGATCGAAGAAATGACATTTGCCGAAGTGATAGACAGAGCAGATGTTGCGCCGGCAACGGACTGAACTGTAACTGAGCCTGTAACTACGGGCATGGGTGTTGCGCTGGCAGAGATCAGGGCAGCCTGCTTTACGATAGGACGGCTGAGGATGTACTTATCAGTCTTGTCCCTGAGGCCGTAGCCTGCTCTTTCGAGCTGTGAGCCTTTGACGTTGACTTCGGCCTGAGCCTTCAGAACGTCGTCTACTTCAAATGCGAAGTAATCGGCCTGATCGATGACCAGTGTTGTGTCCGTGTCTACGAGGTCTTCGTAAACGATAGTTGTTCCTTGTGTAGCAGTAGACGGGATCATTACGTTGTTGGCTGTGTTAAAGCCGTGAGGAATGTATCCGTCAGGAGTAGGGTTCTGATACGAATGTATCGTGGGGTCTGCAAGACCGGGGAAGTGTACCGTATCGCCGAGATTTTCGATCTTGGCCTTTACGGGCATAGCGCAAATCTCTTTGGCTATGAGCTTGTTCTCATATGCACGAAGAACAACGGCCTCCCACAGTTTCGGGATAAATGTACCCGCATTGATTTTGCCTGTTATAGCCATGTGTTGTTATTCCTTTCACGTTTCGTTTTCGTCGAGCCACCTTATCCAATCCTCGGTAGACATACTTTCCATGTCCGCTTCGGTGAGATTGCCTTTAGTGGTCTCGCCCTGCGATTTAACGCTTCCCGTTGACGGCGGTGTTGCCTTCTGCGCTTCAGCGACACTCGCACGGTACGCCGTTACGGGGTCGACTCCCGCCTGAAGTTGTCTGAAAAAGACAGCGGGTAAAGCGTCAAGGTCTTGTATTCCGTCTTTCGGGAAACTGTCCTGAAGCTGAGTGAGAACTTCAGCTTTCTGGCGTTCAAAATCCCTCTGCTGTAAAGCGATGAATTCGGGATCGTTGTGGAGAGCGTTACGGAAGTTTTCTTCTTCCATCTTGTCTCTCATTACCAGTTCTTCTACGGTGATCCCTTCTTCATTAGCACGGTAGGTGAGCAACTGTCTGTTAGCGTCATCCAACCTTGATTGCAGTTCGTTGAGCTTCGCGTCGTTTTCAGCTCTTATGGCGTTTATTCTGTCCGATACCCTTTTGGTTGTCGGCTTCGGCGCTGGTGCTTCTTCCTGCGTCTCTGCTGGTATCTCGACTCCTTCGTCTGATCCGTCGGCAGTCGGTTCGGTCACACCTTCGTTCAGGTCGGGCGATTCCTGATTATCAATTGTCAGCCCTTCATCTTCGTAGAATTCACTCATTATTCAGTTATCCTTTCCGTATTAGCTGCTCGGCAGCGGTAGGGGCTATTGCCCTCTTTACCACGGATTATGACAATTTCAAAATTAATGAAACGAAAAAGGGAACGGCCGTAGCCGTTCCCTTCTTCAGAGAGGAGAAATGAGTTTACGGAGCGTATACTCTTCCGTTTGATATGGTGAATCCTAAAGTCTCAAGGAGTTTGAGTTGTTTTTCTCTCGGCATATCAAGACCGAAAATGTAGTTCGCTACTTCGTAGTACTCGTTCTTTTTAAGTTTGTAGTTGCCCATAAAGAGCAGATACTTCTGCGCGTCTGATATATCCATATCGGATATCGCCGCCCATATCTTTTTCTTTAATGATCCGCTGATGGAGTTGCCGTTCTCGTCCTTGTCCGCCCGAAGCTCCGCCGTATTGAGTTTGTACGAAAGATAAGTCTTTGCGTCAAGCCCGCTTGCCAGAGCATACACATACGAATCGTCGGTGGAGTGTTCTTTCTGATAGAAGTATTCTATCTCTTTATCGGTATACCCGGAGTTTAAGAGATGCTGTATCTGTTTGCGGAGTTTAGATCCCTGAACATACACTTCACCGTCTATTACTTCCTCGACCATCTCGCCGTCTCTCCACACAAGGTCGGTCTTGGTGGAATCCATCTTGTCGCCTTCCTCGCCAGCCGCCTGAATAGACCTCTTTATGAACGACTCGACTCTCACGCCCTGCGTCTGTGCATAAGCGATCGTATTAAACTTTTTGGTCTTGTCATCCTCAAACTCTTTGGCGTATATCTGACGAAGCGATTTAGTGCTTAACCCTGTATCGAGAAGTATCTGTTTTTTCTCTGTCTTGGTGTAACTCTGCGTTTTACCGTCGTCGTCAAGAGTCATATACTTATCGCCCGTCTTTGTCGCCATATAATACTTGTAATAATCTTCAAGGTCTATCTGTCTTGCCTTTAAGTCAGCTACGCCTTTTTCATTTATACCCGCCTTATTAAGAGCCTTTTCCACACCGAACACATCGTGGTAAGCTTTGATGTATGCGTCTTTGGACTGTCTCTGCTGTATCTCTATCGGCGCATCTTCATCGACATCCCAGTACTCTCTTATTTTTTTCTCAAGCAACTCGGCGTTAGCCATTGTTGTGGAATAAAGAAGAGCGAGGTCTGCCTTCTGCGCATTAACGAGATCACGCTTGTCCTTGTTGGGAATGTCTCTTTCGTATATCTCACGCATTGAGTCGTACAGTTCGTCTATCTGCTTGTCTGCGTCGTTGTAATAATACGAAGCGTAATCGGACGGAGTCTTGACTTCGGTCGCCCATTGTTCTCTGTCATCATCTCTTCTGTTTGACAGTTCGTCTTTCGCAGCGTAATACTCGTTAGCCACACCGCCCGAATCGTACTGTACGGATTTGGAGAGCGAATGAGTTACCGTGTCAAGCGCTGCCATACCGAGGTTATCGTACTTGCCAGCTTTGTTTGTCATAGGTATCGCTATGTCGGCAAACACACCGCCGTATGAATCGAACAGATCCTGAAGCCTGTTGGGGGATACGCCCCAAGCCTGACCGATATACTTAAACACAGACGATGTGTTTTCGTCGTACGCCTGGTCGGGATGTTTCAGTTCCCATTCGGTGTCTATCTTACCGCCGTACCAGTTCTCGTTAAGAACAAAGTTACGGAACACGGGGTAGATGATGTTATCCTTGACGGGGTTGGCAGGCGCTATATTGTTGATGGTCGTGTCTGCAAAAGTACCCCAATCGGCTTCCTTGCCCTGCGTTGTGTCGTATATCCTTCTCCCGGCTGCGCCTATGACCGCCATAAACCTGCCTCGCGGGACGGTAAGGAACTGACCGTCTCCGTATTTCCATACAAAGAAGTTGTCCTTGTAGTAATCGGAGAGTTTATCGTAATCGTCGTCGTCCTTGTACATCATGGCGTTTATAAGCGAAGGAGCAAGACCGAACACGGTCGCTTTAAGAGCGAGACGCAGCCAAGCCTTTCCGCCTTTCTGCTGGAAATGTCTCACTATCCTCGTGCAGTCCTGAACGCCAGCGTTTAAGAACGGAACAAATGTTCTTGAGAGCATCTTGGTCTTTGTACCGCCCCTTGCAAAGTTAACGGTTATGTCGTTGGCTCTGTACATAGCTTCGTCAAGCGCTTCTACCGACAGTTTGTCTTTGTCGATAACAAGCTCTGTTTTACCATCGGCGTTTTTAACTTTTGTCAATACACCCTGCATCTCAAGGGATGTCATAAACTCCGCGAACCTCGGTGCCTGTTCAATGACCATATTAGCCGTTTCTATCTTGTCGACAGTAAACCTTGCCACAGCGTTCCTTTTGGCTTTTATGCCTTTGTTTCCGCCTTCGCTTGCGCTCTCTATAAACGATGCCGCATACGCACCGCTTGCCTGATACAACTGCCATATCTCGCCGTTGGATGTCATCTGCTGCCAAGCGTGTGCGTAGTTGGGTATGAACTTTCTCGTGTTGATCGAGAAGAACAGCGAGTCGCCCATATCCTTGAAGAAGTTCCTTACAAGGAATCCGGGGTTATAGTTGGTAATGAGCATACGGAACATATTGTTAAACTTGCCCACACCTTTTTCAAAGGTGGAAATATCCGTGTTAAGGGCGTTGTACCCTTTAAGTAATCCGTCGGATACTTTAAGCGACATCCTCTTACCGTCTTTACGGAAAGTAAGCGTACCCGCTTTTCTGTCGGCGTCGATTATGTTCATCAGTTCATCAGCATAAAACGCAGAAAGTTCGCCTTTGACTTTTGAGTCTCCTGTCCACGACTTTGCTTCTTCTACAAACGCTGCAAGCGCTTTAATGTCCTGCGCTTCGTCCGTATCCACGCCAAAGACATAAGCGTCAAGTTTACCGTTTGAGCCTTCCCACTCTGTCATAAGAGTGTTGATGAGCATATTCCTTTTGGCGTTCACCATAACATTCCGCGTCTGCTGTGCAAGAAGGTCGTCAATGGGAAGGAACGGAGCGACCTGCGCTTCGCCAGACGCTCTTCTGACCGTGGAAGCGACCTGCGCCGATTCTTTGTTTTCCGTAAAATCGCTCTCCTGCTCAACCGCCTGCATATCGGGAACATAGTGCGGATGAGCGTCAGCCATCGCCTTGTGCGCGTCTTTGGAGATAAGACCTGCTTCAAGACGGATATCAAGCAGGTTACGGCTGTACTTCCATATTTCTTCAGCCATTTGCTCCCAGCCGTAAGACCTCGTGACTTTCTTGCCGTTTTCCTTTACTTTTTCCGTAAACGGTGTCTCGCCGTAATTCTTTTTAAGGAATTTGAGTTTTTCTTTCGCAAGAGTTTCAGCCTGTTCTTCGGTAAGGACTTCGCCGTTTTCATCACGCATTACGCCCATACCGATCTTGACTCTGTCTATCTGATCCATCAGATGCATATACTCAAAGAACGCCTGTGTGGCTGTCTGGTCTTTAAGTTTATACAGAGGATCAAAGATACCCCTTAAAGACTTGCCTAAACGGTTGCCTTTAAGGTCGGCTTGAAATGTGTCCTGCCCGACCGTAGAAACGCCGAGCGAGAAGTCTGCCGCTTTGGTAGCGTTACGAAGCGAGTTGTACGCATTGTAAATCTTGTTATTCCCAATAGCCTTCGATGCGCCTTCGTACGATGCGCCCGTATCAAGCGTTTCGATAGCAGCGGCTTCTAGCTGTCTCTGTGTCTTGACCTTCTTTTGTTTTTTATCAAGTTTCTTTTTCGGCATCTCGGTCAAGACCTGTGCCGATATCGCTTCCTCGGTCGTTCTGCCTTCGTTTTCGGCTTTCTTTACTTCATTTACGGTCTTTACCTTCTGCCGTTTGGCTCTTTCTCTCTGCGAAGCTTCAAGAGCGTCCGTGCCGAACTTCTGTTCATAAACAGCGTCGTAGTCTTCGGGAGTCACTTCTCTGTAGAAGTTAAGTCTTTCCTGCTCGGCGGAAGTAAGGGAGTCTTTAGACATAAGCTCGTCTATTCTCGCCCTAACCTCTTCGGAATTGTTGATGTCCACATCAGATTCAAGAGCAAACGATTCGGGGGTTATCTCTGTGCCTGTCGGTTCCGCTGTTGTTTCAGCCGTTTCCGCAGAAGGCTCGGTATTTGCTTCTGTGGTAGTTTCGGCAGAAGTCTCTTCGGCAGATGTGTTATCGTAGTAACCCTGAAGGACATCGAGGATGGAATCCCTTTCCGCTCTCGTCATAGGAGTCTCGTTAAGTGAGTAAAGAAAATCCTCAAGTTTCCTTATAGCGGGTATCTCGTGCGTTTCCTTATCAAAAGGTATCTCGCCAGCAAGGAGTTCTTTCTTAATATCCTCGTACTGCGCTCTCTGCTCTTCGGTCATTTCGATGCCCGCCATCCTGTTAACGAGAACATCAAGAGCGGCACCCCTCGCTTCGGGGGAGAGCCGTGACATATCAACATTGTACTGATCAAGAAGCCATCCCATATATGTGGTGTCGTCAACAAGCGCTCTTGCGCCGGGGGAGAGTTCGCTCTTTTTGAGTTCTCCTCTTAAAAACCTTACGGCTTCGCCCTGATTGGCATCGAATCTTCCCCTTGCCTGTTCCTGTTCGTTAAGAACGGCTTGTTTCATTTCTTCGGGAGACATATTCTCGTTGACATCGATACCGTATTCGCTTCTTAAATACTCCGCTTTGGACGGGTCTACAAGCATACGCCTGCCTTCATCGGAAACATTGTTCCAGTTTATGAGACCTCTCACAAGTGCCTTGATCCCCGCGTCTGCGTCAGCGTGCTTTGCGTATTCCTGTGCAAACCTTCCTATAGTGCCGTCGGGAACATTATCAGCTCCGTTTTCCATTATGTAGTTAAACTTCTGTTTTACCGCTACATCGTCGGGAAGTTTTGCAAGGCTCTTGTCGGAAAGCATTCTGTTAAGAGTATCGGCCTTTGCCTTTATTTTCCTGCCTATGGCGTTTTCCTGCGATGTCTGAATAGCGACAGACGCCATATTCATACCGCCCGCCGACAGCGCACCCAACAGGCCCTGATAGAGTTCTTCTTCGCCCATCGGGTTTACTTGAGTAAGTTCACCGAGAAAATAGTTACGGAAAACGGGGTCTAAAATAGCCTGAAGGTATTCTTCCTCAAACTCACCGAAAGACCCGACTCCAGCCTGTATTATCTTGGACATAAGAGCCTGTGACGCTTCGGTCTTACACAGCCTTCCTATTGCTCTCTGCGCGCCCTGTGTTACAGCCTTTTCGGCGGCGCCCGTTATTGAACCGCCAGCAACGAACGCCACACCGTTTAACGCATACTGAAGCGCTGCTTCGGATATGCCGTTTGCAAGCGCATACGATGTCGCTTCATCCGCCGTGTATCCCTGTCTTCTTGCGTCCTGATATGTGTTGCCGAAAGACGAAACGCCCGTCACCGCAGATGATGCTATCGCCGATACCGTAGCTGGGGCGCCGATGCCCTGTGTGGCTACCGACACCGCTATAGCGGGTAACATATTACCAGTATTGAACGCAATGTCCAGACCAACATCACCGGGAGCGTCTTCTTTTCTCTTTGCGTAGAGTTTTTTACCGATGTTCTCGGCGTGAATGTAATCCTCGTTCTGAACACGCATAACGGCGTCGCCCATACCTTCAATAGCATTACCCACGCCAGATGTAAATGTACCGCCGTATCTCAAGAACCCTTTGATACCCGTGTTCACAACATCGGCTGCGGCTTTCTGCTGACCCGTCAACTTTGATGTGTTTATAATGTCGGTGCCTAAAAGCTTGTCTGTGTTCTCCGCTACCCGTTTGCCGAGGTCGCCGTACTGATAAAGGTTACGGAGATAATCCATAGCGCCTTCGTCGCCTTCTTTGGCTCTTGTAGCGAAGTAAATGTTTCTCTCTCTTTCGGTCATAAACCTTGAAGCCGCTTTAAGAGTATCGTCCTCGGACATACCTATGGCGACCGACCGTCCGTATGCGTTTGCCCAGTCGTCGTCCGAAAGATTGGATATAAATGTCTCGCCCTGCTTACCAGCTTCAATATCGTACTTCTGTGCATTGGGTGTCTGGTCAAACTCCCACTCACGCTTCTGTACGCCTTTTGAATAGTTCGACTCGTTCTTAAACTGATTTTTTGTGGCGGTAAGCCTGTCTCGGAGCGAACGAAGTTCGTCTGTTTCTTTTCTCGCTTTGTCGGGATCCGCCGATGTGGTGACCGAAAGCGATTTCTGTTCTATCTGTTTGTCGAGGTCCTTTATCTGTCTGTCAAGGTCGTCGGCTACATCGCCCGCCGTGTTAAAAACATCGTCTACGGAATTTACCTGACGATTATCGATATAACTCTGGATATGGGTGTTGTATTCCTCGTCTGTCACACCAGCCATATCCTTTTTCTTTCTCTGCTGATCGGCAAGGTATTTGTTATAGCCTTCTTCCCTTAAAGAGTTAATATCCTGTTTCTGCCCGGCTCTTGCGTTGTTAGCTTTGGCGTAATCTATACCGCCTATAGACTTTCTTGTTGTCTGCGGAGTTGTCTGCTCGTTTGCCTGCTGTCTCGCCTGATTTGCTTTGTTCCAGTCTATACCTCCGACGGATTTCTGTTCTCTTTTAACATACCCGCCTGTTTTTGCCGATACCGACTCACCCTTGTGTTTATTAGCGATACTTTCTCTTCTGTCCTGACCGACCGTGGGCTTTACATCGTTAGTCGTGGTCGTTCTTGACATATAGTTGGGATCACGAAGGTCTTTCTGGCTCGGTACGGATTTTGTGTTTCCCGATGTAAAATAAGAACCTGTGACCATTGTCTGGTTCTTCCAAGTTCCGTCCGTGTTTCTGCTTGATGTTTTCGGGGTCGTGTTTTTTTGTTCTTTATCTTTGTTTATTCTGTTCACGGCATAGTTGTGCCGTGACTTATCGATCTTAATTACTGATTTAGGCATCCGATTGCTCCTAAATATAATATGGTTTTAGGTGATAAGTGACCAAATCCCCCAATAGGGGGGAATGGTCTTATCACTTTGCACGTCCGCTTGACGACTTTGCGCTGTTCCTTATCTGCGCCGCTCCGCCCGTCTTTGTGTTGGTAACAACAGTCGGTTTGGTGTCAACTATCATTCTCTTTGTCGTGCCGTCGGAATACTTAATGTCTCTGTACGACTTGCCCGGTATAGAGGACGCCGTTATCTTGTCACTCACGACATAAACACTCTTCTTGGGATCCTGCGCACCGACAGTTGAACTGTATGTATTTGTCGTAGGAGTTTCAACGGGTATCTCTATGCCGGGGTTACTTCCGCTTCGAGAACTTCCGCCTGAGCCGCTGCCAGAACCACTTGAGCCACCACTCGTCGCCTGTTTGTCAAGTTCTTGCTGTCTTGCCCATTCGAGTTCCCATCTTCTCTTTTCTTCCTCGTCTTGGGCTTTTGCTCTGTCGAGTTTTTCCTGTTCGAGTTTTAGGTTAAGGTTGAACTGCTCGATAGCCTGCTGTCTTTCTTTCTCAAGGTCTTCCTGTTCTTTATCGTACTTCTTCTGTGCAAGAATCGCCGAGTTGTAATCGTTTAGAGCGTCGGCTTCGTTACCCGCTTTCTGGGCAAGATAGTTCTGCCATAACGAGTTGGAGTTGTTCATCGCATCGTTGTAGTTGTACTGGTTAACGCCCAGACCCTGAAGCATCGTGCCGTAACTGGCGTTCTTATAGTAGTCGCTCACTCCCGTTGAGAAGTTGTTCTGCGACGCCATTCTGCCGTAGGGGTTTATGGCGTTTTTATATGTGGTGTACACGCCTCGGTTCGACGACTCCAGATTCTTCTGTGCCGCCTGTTCTCTCTGCACTCTTTCAAGGTCTGCCTGTGCCGTCTGTGCCTCGATTGCACCAGTCCTCGCCGTGTACATATCTGCTATTGACTGGTACGGGTTTATAAGCGAAGCCTGTGCCGAAGAAACATTGTTTAATGTGGCGGTTTTCAGAGCTTCCGCTTTTTTGATTGCATCATCATATACCTGTTGTGCTTTCTGCAACGCAGTAGGGTCATATGCCATTTATCATTCTCCTTCCTTTGCGGCTGCCATATCCATCGCCGCGTCCATATATGCGTTCTGTGTAGCGGCTAAAAGGTTGGCGTCTTTCATTTCGTTTTCCATATTAGCCGCTTCTAATTCCTGACTCTGCTGATCAATGACCGATTGCATCTGCGCCATCTGATCCTGAGTCTTCTTTCTTTCTTCGACTATCCTCTGAAGTTTGGGCTTTATAGGTTCTTCGTCGTTAAGTATCTCCACATACTCGTCGAAAGTTATCTGCTGACCCACAAGCAGGTTGTCAGCTTTCTGCTGTTCGGTGAGTTTGTTGATGGGGGTAGTGGGTGTGATGTCCACTCTGATGTTGACATCAAGCTTGCGAAGGTCTTTTTCAGAGACCCTTATCATAACATCGAGTTCCTCGCCGACCGTGCCCTGCGGTGTCTGCAACGGTGTCGCCTGACCCATCAGGGGGTTATCTAAAGGAATCTTTGTCTTTATTTCAAGACCGTTAGGGTAGTATGCGCACCAATACTCAAACACTATCCTCGCAATGGCTTCTATGGTCGACCTCAGTCTCTGCGTCTGTCTTGCGAGAGGAGCCTGTGCACTCTGCTGTATAGCGAGAAGAGCGGAGTAGTTATCGAACTTTTCGCGGCCAGTCGCTACATCGGCTGCGCCAGCGGCGTCTTTGGTATAAGTCATCACTTCTTCAAGCACAAGTTTGGCGTCCTGCGACATAGGAGCGGGGTTGATGTAACCGACCGATTCCATTGCTTTCGCTATGTCGTTGTCCTCGACCTCAAGAGCCGCACCGACTGTTGCTATGTCTTCCTTGTTTATTAAGTTGGAAGAGAAGACTATTCGCGGGAAAGCCGCTATCTTGGCAGAGATGAGTCTGTAGGCTTCGATCCTGTTTACCCAGATCTGATTCGCTATATACTTATGAACCTCGCTCACGCCTCTGCATTGACCCTGCCTTCTCTCCCAAACAAACGGTGCGATGGGGTAGAGTTTGGTCGGGATGACATCGTCCTGCCTGTACACCACCGTCTTTGTAGACTCTGCACAATGCAGTTTGCCGTCTTCCTTCCACATCTTGAGGATGCAAAGGCATTTCGAGTCTTTGTCTACCTCGCTCGTATCCCCGGTCATCTGGTCTTTGAGTTCGTCGGGTACTATCTGCTCGATGACCTGTTTGGAGCACCCGTACGCTTTGGCTCTTTGTTTTACGGCGTCAACGCCCCGTCTCGATACTATAAGGATGTACGGCTGTTTCTGGATGTCACGCTCGTTTTCGTCGCCGAACATTATAGAGGTGTTGGGCACAAGTTCGGAGCATATACGCCCCTGTTTGGCTACACCGTTCTTTTTCTCGTCGGAAGGCTCGAAGTAAAGGTACACATAAGCGTCGCCCGATATCTGTGCGTCCATTACAAGGTCGTACAGAGTCGTGTCCATATCGTTCTGTTCCCAGTACCGCTGAAACTCGTGTGATAACTGTTTGCAGACTTCTCGCATTATGTCCTGTTCCAGCGGCGGCGCCGTGTAGTTCTGCGGGATGTATAACGCTTCCAACTGGTTGGTGGTCAGAATGGTCGTCTTGTAGTCGATGATAGGCTTTATTATCTCGACTATAGGCATCTTCTCACCGCCAGAGTCCAAGCCGTTCCAATGATCGCCTTCGTAGAACCTGTAGTTTTGGGTCGTCTCCCACACAAGGTTCATCTTATTCTGGAAATCCTTGCCTTTTTCGTAAAGTTTCCAGATGTCTGTTTTAACGCTCAATTTTCTTCTGCCCCTTTCCTGTGCCGTCATAGGCGGTCACATTTTGCAGGATCTTTATCCACTTTTCCTGTTCTTTAAGCTGTTTCTTTTGCTCTGTAGTGAGTTCCCTTTCTTTTTTTTCTACTTTTTTCTTTTTCCAAAACATCAGAATGCCCTCACTTTTATCTTTAAACCCAAAGCGTCGGGCTTTTCCTTGAACAGCCCGAACGGGTCTTTCTTTCGTATCTTTATTTCCTTGCCGAAATCGTGTTTGTAATATTCTCTCATTAAACATTGCGACATACTGTCCACCATATCGTCGTGTGCTGCGTTAGGGAACGACGCACATTCCGTTATGAAAGCGTTTCCCCAAGTCGTGTTGGGGATATGCACATTCCCGGCTTCGATTATGCCCGATATAGCGTTGACTCTCGCTATCTTTCCGCCCATAGGGTTTATCCCTTGTATGGAATGCACCTTCCTTCTTAAAACCGATATGATAGCCGCGCCGTTGGCTTTCTCCTCGATGTACAGTTTTCTGTACTCAGGATACCTTTTTGTCAGCATCTGTATGGCGTTTATGGTCTCAACGAAATCCATCTGGCGGTGCACCATGTCCATTAAATAGATATCGGCGTCTTTCTTGCCCCAGACCGTTATAGCCACATAATCGCTTGTGTCGTCGCCCTTGAACGCTGCGTCGACCGAAATAACAACTCTGTTTACGGCGGGCATATCCTTTAAATCGAACCTCTGCCACCATTCACGGAGCAAAATGTTACCTTCAGCGACTGTGGGGTGTCCCTGATACAGGGCTTCCCACGACCTTGAGCCGTCTTCGTAAGACGCCTTGAAGTCTTTGAGCCATTTGTTGTCTTTTCCTATCTCAGGAGCGAGTGCGTCGCCCGGCTTTCGTCCTAAAATGTCGTTTTCCTCGGCTTCGCAGGGGAGATTTATAACCGTAACATTCTTTTCGTTCTCTTCAATACGCCCCGCAAGGTCGTCTTCGTGCCATCTCGTCTGTATCAGAATGACTTTCGCGCCAGCCGCAAGTCTCGATTTGAACGAATCCTGCCATTCCGCCCATATCCTGTCACGGTATATGTCCGAATCGGCTTCCAAACGGTTTTTGACAGGGTCGTCGATTATCATTAAATCGCAGGGACGACCCGTAACGCCCGACATTATACCTCTCGATATCATGGACCCGCCTTTGGTCGTCTCAAACTCCGTGTTGGAGTTGGGTGAATCAGCGAGAAATACGCCGAAGTTCTTGCCGTATTCACGAAGTTTCGCTCTGTTTCGTCTTCCAAACAACTGCGCAAAGTCTTCGGAGTAACTTATCTCAATGACTCTCTTGTCGGGGTGGTTTATAAGGTACCACGAAGGTAAAGTCTCCGTGATCGTCATACTCTTTCCGTGTTGAGGGGGCATAGAAATGACTAAAATATCGTAGGCGTGACCCGTTTTTTTGTTGATGAACTCCTCGACCGTGTCACAAAGAAACGAAACAGCCTTGCCAGCCTTCCATTTGTTGTTGTGAGAGTATGCGACATAACATTTGTACATCGATTTGCATAAGGAAAGAAATTCCTCAACCTTGCCCATCGGTCAGTTTCTCCGTTCTCGTGAATCCCAAGTTCTTCATTATCGAATCTATGTCGTTCGTCTTGATATCAACTGTCGCGTTGATAGAAGTAGTAGGAGCGTGGTATCCGCACATCCTGTTCAGTTCCATTACTGCCTTGATGGCGTTCTGGGCGTCGCCTTTGTCCATACACATATTGAATATGTCTCTTAAACCTTTTTCGGCTTCCGCTCTCGACCACATCAGTTTGTACGCCATTCGGTCTCGTAAGTCCTGTATACGAGCAGCCACCGCGGGGTTTTTAGCCAAGTTTTTCCCACCTGTCTGGCAGGTTCCGTGGTTCTTTTCTCCGTATACAGCAGCGTAGGCGTCCGTGTAGTTCATTCCGTTTACTACATTCAAAGCGAACTGTTCCTGATTGTAGTTAAGATGGTGCTTCTCTCCGTCTTTGTATTTAGGCATAAAGCCACCTTTTTTAAAAAATAATTTTTTCGGGCGTGACCACCCTTTATAAATACCCCCCCCCTAAAAGAAGGTATGGGGGTACTACTACCTTGAATTAAGCACAAAAACAAGCGAATGAAACGAATTAGAGAGTGTTTGCGTGTTCTTTGAGTTTTATGAGGTCTAAAATCTATGAGGGCACGATGAGGTGACCATCCCTCCAAGCACTCCCCCCGTCCGGGCATAGGGGGTACCACCCCACCCCTTGTATTACCTACCTAAACAGTAGGTTGATAGGTCTGTGGTCATATGTTCAGTAGGCGATCATATGCTATAGCCGGGCGTTTGTTCAGCCGTTGCAATTATGATTAGCACTCTTGCAAGTAAGTGGATAATAAAAAGATTGTATGCAACTAGATTTTAAACAACTAAACAAGGGTAATGAAAACATATTAACATACTTGTTTGATAGGTATATAAAGCCGTAATAGTAAAGGGTATTCTGTATATATGGAGAAGGCATACAGTTTGTTTTTTTAGTTCTTCCCCCTTCTTCCCCTCTCTCTGATCTCACGGATAATTTTTCATGAAACTTTTTCCAGGGTCCGGGCAGAATTCCAATCATCAAAAAACTCTGTTTTTTTTCGTTTTACCTATTGCAATATGGTTCACCATATGTTAATCTATATATAAAGATATGGTATACCATATCAAAAAAAATTAGAGGAGATCAAGACAATGAAAAAACAGGAAGTAAGGTTAACAATCAAAGAGTTCTGCACAAACCACAGTGGAAAAATGGAAGGCATGATATCAATATCTACTAGCAATTTAGATAATACTTTCTGTGCTGCACATAAAAAGTGTGAAGGGTCAATCTGTGAGAAGTGTTATGCTAATGCAATGTGCAAGAGGTATAGCAATCTCAATAAAAAGTTAATTGCTAATGGTTTACTTCTTAAAAAGCACGATATCAGCATAGACAATATGCCTATCCTAAATACTTTAATATGTAGAATTGAATCGTTTGGTGATATAGATAACACCATTCAGGTCAAGAACTATTTCACATTATGCAAGGCAAATCCTAGTACAACCTTTGCAATGTGGACAAAAAACCCTTCTATTATACAGAAAGCAATTGACGAACTGGGGATTGAAAAACCTAACAATCTAATAATCATATTAAGCAGTTTAATGCTCAACAGAACTGCAACAGTCCATTATGATTTTGTTGATAAGGTTTTCACAGTCTATGATAAGGAACATTCAGATAAGGTCACAATAAATTGTGGGGCTAGGAATTGTGCCACTTGTAGAAGGTGCTACACCAAAACAACCGAAACAGAATATATTAATGAATTACTCAAGTAAGGGGGATATGAATATGTTAACAATCAACGGCATAAAAGAGGGGTCTAGATTTATAGACCAGAACGGCTTAACGGAAGTGGTAGAGGTTTGGAGACATAAGGAGAAAACCCTTTATAAACTCTATCAGATGGAATATGACAATGAACTCACTATTGACGGAGACAGATTAGCTAAACTCTTACAGTTTGCAACAGTAGGATAACAAGGGAGATCAGACGATGACAAAGGCAGAGATGACAAAAAATCAAGTGATACTATGCAAGGATTGTATATCGGCAATCCGTAGCCACGAAGGTGACTCTAGTGTGATAGTTATTGATAACTATGAGGGAGACGAGGAGAGTGAGGAATACAACAACTACAAGGGAGACTATGAAACCATTACTGTGGGCACTTGCTATTGGTGTGAAGATGAGATGGAAGACTCTGAACTCTATGTGTGTGAGTTTAGATAAAGGAAGGGAGATATAAAAATGATTACAAGAGAAGATTTAAGAAATTATGCTGAAGAGCAGCAGAAAAACTTAATGGAGTTTGTATATGAAATGGTTACTGATGACACAAAGTATGGGATCTCAGATTTGTTGCTTCCGTGTTTTGAAGATAGGTGGCAAATGAACGGAAACAGAATAACACTAATCATAGAGTATGACTCTGTTATGAAGGAAATCATTGGTGAAGATGCCGTACCTTCACTTACAGATAGTAAGAGAGAGGAATTGTCAGAGGAGTTCTACGATAGCATACTTTCAGGAGTCAATGATTGGGGAGAATGTGCAAGCATACCATCTGTGTCAATTTGGTGGCATCCAAATGGAAATAGTGCCGTCATAACAGTAAATGCTTATGAAGAGACGGAAGATAAGTGGCTTAATGTATTAGAGGACTATCAGACGGAGAAGGGGATATAATCCCCTCTCCATAGGAAGGAGTTATTGAAATGTATAGTATGAACAAAGTTGAGTTTGACGATCTCACCATTAGTGAGTTCAAAACCTTAAAGGTATTAACAGATAAAATCTACACAAAGGAAGATAAGGATTTGGAGCTTTATAAAGACCTTATCAAAATGAATTGTGAGTGTGCTGATGTTTATCGTATAAGAACAACAGATGGTAAATATATGATAATGTCAGGTGGGATACATACCTATGCTATAGACAGAAAAACAGACGAGGTGGTTTTTTACGGATGGCTAGACGAGGAAACAGACAAAAAGGAGATAATAGAATGCCACACAGATGACAAGCCACTACTTAAAGCCATTGATATAGTGTGGGACAGAGCATACGAAAAACTAAACGAGTTTGTTGGAACAATGTCAGACGGAATGAGAACATTATAAGAAGGGAGATCAGAATTATGAAGGAAGTTATGAAGAAGGTAACAAAGGAATATCTTGACGAAATGCTTACAAGAGAAACGGAAGAGTTCAGACGGATGGCTGACGTGGTCATTGACGAAATCAAAGAAGCAAGAGACCGGGGTGGCTTTGATGAATATGAGCCACAGAGGGAAATATACCATTTTGAACAGTTATGGAAAAAGAGTGAACACTTAGCTTGTATGGTGGACACAGAGACTTTTATGGAAGACATCCACAGATTCTGCAAGTACCATAATTGTGATACCTGCCCATTATCAAGGGCATATAATAACCCAAATCTGTGTTGTGATGATGGTTGCCGTGTGGCCAGAGGTGAACTCACTTGGGAAGACATTGAGATGGTTCAGACTTGGACACCCAAAATGGATAAGAGAGACAGACTTATCATAGAACTGATTGAATGGGTGGGTGACCATATCTATAAAAATGAGAATTTAATTGATGTGCTTAAAAAACATACTAGCATTACAGAAGCACAGTTGGAACAGTTTAATGTAAAGGAAGGGGATAAATAATATGAAGTTAACAGATGGTCAGGAAGTAGTATGCATTGAAGGAACTAGGAGTGGATATGCTCCTACACAGATTGATTCTTACTTAACAGTAGGGGAACTGATAGAGCTTTTGAGTGAGTTTGACGAGGATGCCCCGGTCATACTCCGTAATGACAAGGGATACACCTATGGGGAGATCAACTATCAGACAGTTAAGACATTTGATTATGACGAAGACGAGGACACCCTTGTGGGTGAGTTTGATGACGAATGGTAAGAAGGGAAGGTGAATAATATGACAGATATTCAGAAACATATGGCTTTTATCAATCATTCTTTGAAGGCTATAGATGAGAAGACAAAGCAGATTGCTTCGTTGATGGATGCAATTAGATCGGCTAGGTGTGATATAGACAGACATCTGTATGAGATATCAAGGATAGATGAGGAAAGGGAAGGTGAATAATATGTTTAATGAGACACAGTTTGTACAGGATATGCTTTATAACTACAGAGAAGCAAGGATGGAAAAGAAGACATTTCTGGAAACTGCAAGGGAGTTTATGGAAGAGTACGAATGCCCTTCAGAAAACGATGCAATAGAGGAACTCCTTAACGAAGACGAGAGGGATGTTATGAGAGCCACAAAGAGAAGTTTGGTTGATATGGTACGGCTGATAGACAATGGGGGCATTATAAGTTTTCAGCCTGATGCTTCGGCAAGAGCCGTGGTGGAAGAAGTGTTTATGTACGAGGAAGGGGATTTCCCATCCAATAGCATAATGAAATACATTGATTACGATGCTGTTCTGACCGGGCTGATAGCAGAAGATAAGGTTGTAAAGACAACAAAAGGTATCCACATTCTGATAGGGATGCTTGATATAAGGGTGGGTGAATAGTATGTCAACGATGGATGAATGGAAATGGATATGCAGAGTATTCTGCAAAAAGCACAATGCAAAATTGCTATTCGTGAAGGATGATTCTTTTGGAATGGAGACGGCAGACGGCAATCTGCACCACATATATGTGAGTGAGCTTGTAGAGATATTAAAAAGGGGTGAATAATATGTATTATGTTTGTGCAACAACACCGAACGGATTTAATTACTTCCTTGTTAAAGGATGGGCAAAATCGTTTAACTATTGGATGAGATATAGGATAAGGCATATAAACGGATTTAAGACCATAGGTGCAGCCAAGCACAGTTTTAAGGCCATCTGTGATTGGGAGTCGGAATATGCTGAGCCGTCTTATGTCACTCAGATTGTAGATGATGATATGAATGTCATAGAAACATTAGATTATGCTGAAGATGTCGGTGATGCTTGGCATAGTGATATAAAGCTTGTATGGAAGGAAGGTGACAAAGTTGGCTAAAAATGATAAGATAACCCCATTAGGGGGAGACCAGGAGATGAGAGATAAAGTAAAAAGGAATGCTTGTGTACAGAAGTACCAAAGCAAGTATCAGTACAGAACACCTTTAATGTTGCATACGGTTAATGACAAAGAGATAATTGACTACATATCACAGAAGAGATCAGAGGGGATAAGTCCTACACAGTTGTTTAGAGAGTGGTATAAGGAGATGGTGAAATGAAGACATTATGTATATATTGTCGGCAGCATCTTCACGCCGATTGCTCAAAGTGTAACTTACCAAAAGAGTATAGGCATATCACCACAAAAGATAGAAGTACACCGCTCGAGAAGTATGCAGTAATAACGAGCGGAATGAAGAGAGGTTAACACCTCTCTTTTTTATACCCTAATTTATACCCTATTTTGATTAACAGATACGGATATTTACGAATAGTTACGTATGTTTATAATTATCAGAAAAGCCTTTGGTAAAGCACAATTCGGCTCTATCAAAGGCTTTTTGTGATGGCGGAGAAGGAGGGATTTGAACTCTATAACTTTGGCTTAACGATGGGAATAGGATGGATTTATACCCTATTATCCACCCTAATGTCTATAGATTTTACTCCTTCAGCTATGTCTTTTTCTCTTTGTTGTCTGATGTCTGTATAGATGTCCATTGTGGTGGACAGTTGGCTATGCCCCAACAGATATTGAGCATCTTTAGGGGATATATCCCCTTCATATAACATCGTGGCAAAGCAATGCCTTAACTGATGGGGAGTGCAGTTGATACCCACCATCTTGCAGTAATCATTCCAGTATCTGTCAAAGATGTGTTGTGGAAGATAGTTTCCTTTATAATTAAAGATAATCCCTTTTCCACTTTTTATGTAGGGGGCCAATTTGTTTAAGATCGGGATTCTTCTTTTCCCACATTCCGTCTTCGGCTCTTTAATCATTGGCTTGTTGTTGACATAATACAGACTCTTGTTCACAGTAATAAATCCGTCACGGCAATCGTCATAACGTAAAGCCAACAATTCACCACGCCTTAATCCACTATACATCAGCATATAAGGGAACAAACCGAATGGCAGCATCACATTATCTTTCACCTTTTGGATGTCTTCATCAGACGGAAGAGTTATCTTTCGTTTCGGTAATCCGCGCGGAATTACAACATCACGAGCTGGGTTTTGTATGTTTGCTCCTCTGTAGTTTATGGCATACTTAAATACCATACTGAACACACCAAGTTGAGTCCGTACTGTCTTATCTGCATAACCTTTAGAAGCAAACTCCCTGATATAATTTGACAGTTCTGACGGAGTGATTTCCGTAATAAACATATCACCGAATTCCAGGACGGCTCTCTCATAGGCAGGCTTTAATCCTTTAAGTGAATTGTATGCTAAAGTAGGGGAATGTTCTTCCCACCACTCTTCAGCCACATTCCTGAAAACGATAGATTCTTTTCGGTTAAGGAATTCATCTCGTTTACGGATTGCTTCAGCTCGGCTCTTCCCATAGAAACATTTCTGTATTCCGTTGATGGATTTTGTTACCTTGTAATATCCGTCTTTTCGTTTCTTCATTAATACTTTCTTATTAGCCTGACAACCTCACCGATAACACGGCATCTGTCGAGATCAGAGCCTTCTATTCTAACGGGCGGGAAATTTGGATTAAGGCTATGCAGTTCAAGGAAGTCTTCGCCCTTCTTGTAGATGACTCGTTTTACGGTAGCGTAATCCGTATCATAGATAACAGCAGCCAAACTTCCCGACTCCACGGAAGGCGTTAAATGAATAAGTAGTCTGTCACTTCCCGGACGGAGTTCGGGATAGTTGGACTCACCCTTAACGGCAAGGACAATGTAGTTCTCTGGACTATCTCCCTTGATCCACTCTTCCGGGATAGCTTCGTTGTCTATCACGTCCTGAACGGCAAATGAGTCGTAGCCGTTGGCTATCTCCCCTAATACAGGATACATTCTGTAAGATGGCTTCTCTTCCTTTTCACTTATGAAGTCACTCGGCTCACACCCAAAGTAATCGGCAAGTTTTTGTAGCGTTGACTCCCTCGGGAAACTGATACCAAGCGCCCAATTGCAAATGGTATTATAAGGAATACCCAAAGCTCTGCTTAACTCATCCCTTGTAATATTCTTCTCTTCCATAAACCTCTTAAAGTTCTTAATAAATAGTTCTCTTGTTGTTTTCATGATCTCCCACCTCTTCTCAAGGTAAGCATATTTTATCATCAAATAAAACTTTATTCAACTTTTTTTACTTTATGGGGTTGACAGACCCTAAACATTGGTGATATTATTTATATGAACACAGAAAGTCTGTCTGTGGAAATTTTTTTTGCAATGATATCCCCAAGTTATGGGGAAAGGGGTAAACGATGAGAGAAACGGAGTTATACAGAGACCATCTTCAAGCCATTAAGGAAGCATTTGATAAGGAATTCATTCCTATCAGTAAGGCAGCCGATTGGTTAGGGGTAACAAAGAACACCTTGCTCAAGGATGAACACTATCCCAAGAAGCAAGTGGGTAATAGATGGTACATAACACGTACTGCCCTTGCAAAAAGTTTGAGTTAAGAAAGGAGATCAAGATGAGAAGAAGAATCGGTTATGCAGAGAGAGAAGGTTTGGCAATCATCCGTAAAGAGAGAGCCAGAGCAAGAAAACAGGAAGCAATAGGCATTAGTGTTGCCGGGAGTATAGCAATCACATTCTTTTGGATTTGCTTTTGTATCTGGGCGCAGATGGGGGCGTGAGTTATGTACGGAATTAATCCAGAAGTATGTCACAGATGCTCTTCAGAAAAACTTGATGAAAATGGTTACAACAGATGCATATGGGATAAGCCGAATAGATGGGGCGGTTGTGACTACTACATGAATAGGGAAATGGTTGAAGCAACTTGGAAGGAAGGAGAACAAAACAATGATAACAACAAATGAGGATGGGGAGAGAATCCCGAACGTTGGAGATTACAAGGACATTGATAAGTATCTGCCGTGTGCAATTTTGATTGAGACAGAGGAGGACAGAGAGAGAGTAAACGAATGGATACAGGACGGAGCAGTAGACCTCAAGAGTCGTTTCTCTGACAAGGTAGACCTAATGACCAAGATGCTTGTGTTTGATGGGGCAGACGGAAAGTGGATAGAGTTCGACTGCTGGGATTTAAGAGCGATAGAAGGTGCTCTTGAGATAGAAAGGAGATCAAGAAATGAACGAGTTTGATTTAAGAATTGAAAAGCCTTCAATGGGCAAGGCGTATGACAATCTTGAGACACAGATTAAGCAGATGGAGAGGTTCAAAGACAGAATCAAGCCGAAGGATGTAGACAACCTTGTTAAGCTCTTCAAGGAATTTGATGAATGGTATTTCAGGGCAAAGATAGAGGTGGAACTATGAGAATTACTAATCACGAGAATCTGCCCAATCCGATGGTTCAAGCCTGTATGCCAGAGGAAGATGTCGAAGGTCTGCGTGTCACATCTCTGCTGAACGGAGTATGTGAAACCATCCTCAAGGAGAGACATTGGGATGAGTTAGAGATGGATGCGGCGGATATGATCTGGATGATTTTCGGAAGTGCCGTTCATATGTGGCTTGAGATGAGTAAAGAAGGAGACGATGAGTTCCGTGAAGAGCGACTCTCAATGAAGATATCTAACACTATCCTCACGGGCAAGAGTGATCTCTTCACCCAAGACGGCATCACGGATTACAAAACAACATCTGTGTACAAGGTACTGTTCGGTGAGACAGAGGATTGGGAAAGACAGTTAAAACTCTATGCGATGCTCTGGACGGATGCGGGGTTCAAGGTGAAAAGTGGGGAGATCGTAGCAATGATGAAAGACCACTCCAAGCCGAGAGCAAGAAGGGAAAAGGATTATCCCAAATATCCCGTCAAGGTGTTCAAGTGGGATTTCACAGATAAAGACATTGAAGACACAAAGAAGTGGGCAACAGAGAAGATAAAACTCATAGAGTCCTTGAAGGATGTTCCAGACAATGCTCTGCCGACTTGCTCAAGGGAAGAGAGATGGGCAACAGACACTACTTGGGCGATCAAGAAGCAGGGAGTTAAGAAAGCAAAGAAGGTCTGCATGACAAAGGCTGAAGCAGAGAAGGAACTCCTTAATTATAAAGGTTGCTACATAGAAGAACGACCGGGGGAAGACAAGAAATGTTTGGACTACTGCTTGGTCAAAGATTTCTGCCCATATGGAAGGAGACTTAAATGATAATAGACGGCTACAAGATTTTAGGTGCAATGGTGGATAAGAATATGAGTTTTGAGGATGTTGCCACAGAAATAGGGATGAGTTCGGCTACCGTCTACAGGACGGTCAACACAGGAAGAACAACTCCTCGTACACTTGGCAAGTTAGCCGTTGTGCTTGGGCTGAACATTGAAGATGTCATTCTTCAGAAGTCAGCACCGAAGCCGTATCTACCAAAGCCACAGATGGATGTAGATGCCATTGAGGAGATATTAAAAGAAAAAGGTCTTAAATACACCGACCTTGCCAACGGCTTGGGAATATCAAGACAAGCAGTATGGAAAAAGGTACACGGAGCAAGGCCGAGGAGACAAGCCATCAAGCAGATTGCAGAACTGCTTGAGGTAGAACCGAATGCAATAACGAAAGGGGAATGGATATGAAAAGATTATTAGCAATTCAGACAGAACTAAAGTGCAACAAGTCACAGTTTAACTCGTTTGGTAAATACAACTACAGAAGTTGTGAAGACATACTTGAGTCACTCAAGCCGTTACTTAAAAAGAACAAAGTGTGCCTTACGCTTTCAGATGACCTTGTTCTTCACGAGAACGGAGATGCCTACATCTGTGCAGTAGCCACTCTGTTTGATGCAGAGACTAACGAGCAGATAGCACAGACTAAAGCATATGCAATGGTGGATAAGACTCACAAGGGAATGTCGGCGGATCAACAGTTCGGTTGTGCGTCAAGTTACAGCCGTAAATATTGTCTCGGTGCGATGTTTTTACTGGATGATCAGAAGGATGCCGACACAGATGAACATCACATTGAAGCCGAAGGTAAAGCAGCACCTAAGAGGATTTCAGATAAGCAGTTAAAACTGTTGGCTGACCTTTGTGCCAAGACCAATAAGTTGGACGATGTTCAGAAACATTATAAGGTGAAGAACCTTGCCGAACTGACAATAGAGCAAGGTAAGGAAGCTATCACCACCTTAATGAACTATGCAGGTAAGAAAGAATGACTGGAGTAGATTTGTATCTTGAACTTAACGAGAGACAAAAAGCGTTGGATGAAGCCGTACAGGATTTATTCAAGTGGGAAGCCTTGAGCCGGGATTCGGCTCTGGCTTACAAAAAAGAACGAACCAAGCAGTTGGCTATACACAGAAGCGAAGGGATGCCCGTTTCTATCTTAAAGGAATATGTGGAAGGCATTGATTCGGTAGCAGACCTTCGTGCCGACTATGACGGAGCGGAAGGGCAGATAGTAGCCGTAAGGGAATTCATTATGGCGACAAAAGTTGCCATCGGTTCATTAAACGAACAGATAAAAAGAGAATGGGCTTCTTAAACCAAGACATTAAAGAGTGTTATCTCTGCAAGAGAACTGACAATCTTGACCATCATCACATATTTGCGGGATCACGGAAAAAACAAAGTGATAAGGACGAGATTTGGGTCTGGCTCTGTAGGAGATGCCACCAAAATGTTCAGACAAGTGAAGAGGAAATGCAAGCTCTTCAGAAACATATTCAATTGAGATTAGTAAAGGAGTACGGATGGGAATTAAAGGATTTTCAAAAGAAATTTTCAAGGGTCTTAATATAGACGAGATCGTGGAAGTGAGGAAGATGGATTTATTCATTCTTCTTATCACGGCAAAGAGTTGGCTCAAGATGATGGGGTCGGATGAGATGCAGATAGCAAAGATACTTGCTTCTATCTTCTGTGAGAACAACTGGAAAGAACGGATACAGGATGAGTTTATAGACTTTGTGCATTTGATGGGGGAGAGTTATGAACACGACGAAGACAAAATTAACTGATGGTTGTTTGAAACTTTACGGATGTCTCGGCAAAGGCAAAGAGAATGCTCTTAACGGATGGCAACTTGCTGCCTTGTCAGGTCTGCCCGAAAGGTCAGTAAGGAAATGCATACAGTATCTGACATCTTGTGGCTATGCCGTGTGCAACCTTGAGGACGGGAAAGGATATTACATTCCGACGGAGATAGAGGACTTAAAAGCAGCGCTTAATCTTACATCTTCGAGGATACGGGCGCTGATGCGTAAGAAATACGGCTTAAATAAGGCTCTTAAAAAGATGTTAAGGGGAGAAGACCTTAAAGCCGAGAAACCAAATGTAGATTTAATTTAGGGGGAATAAAGATGAATTTAGTTGTATTAAAAGGAAATCTCGTGAGAGATGTTGAGAGAAGAGCATTAGAAACTGGGTCTACTGTAGTAAGGTTCACGGTAGCCGTTAAGAGAAGGAGAAAGGGTAAAGACGGAGAGTACGGCACATCCTTCGTTAACTGTGTTGCTTTTGGTACAACTGCCGAACTTATATCAAAGTATTTCGTAAAGGGTTCACCCATCATTGTCACAGACGGAGAATGGGTTTCGGGATCATACGAAAAACAGGACGGAACAAAGGTCTACACCAATGAGTGCTATGTTAATTCCTTTGATTTCTGCGGTAAAGGTGAGACAACAAAGTTAGAACCTAAACCCGAACCAGAGAAGGACATCCTCGACGACCCGATGTTTGTTCCTCTTGATGATGACCAGTTACCTTTTTAGGAGTGTGCTATGGCTGAAAAAAGGATGTTCGCTAAAACAATAATTGATAGTGATGCCTTCTTGGATATGCCCCAATCTAGTCAATGTCTGTACTTTCATTTATCTATGAGAGCTGATGACGAAGGGTTTGTAAATAATCCTAAAAAGATACAGAGAATGGTTGGGGCATCAGAGGATGACTTAAAGATTCTCATAGCCAAGAACTTTATCATTCCGTTTGATTCGGGAATCGTTGTTATCAAACATTGGTACATTCACAACTACATCCGGGCAGACAGATTGGTGAAGACAAAGTATCAGGATGAGAGAGCACAGTTGGTACTCAAGGAGAACAACGCCTACACTTTAGCTACCCCTTGTCAGGCAGATGTCAGGCAAGTGACGGACATATGTCAGGCAGATGTCCGCATAGATAAGGATAGATTAGATAAGAGTAGATTAGATAAGAATATACACTTCGATGAGTTTTGGTCTTTATACCCTAAAAAGGTTGAAAAGAAAAAAGCAAAAGCCGTGTTTGAAAAATTAAATCCCGATGAGGAGTTGTTTAACACTATCATTAGTGCACTTAAAAAACAAAAAGAATCAGACCAATGGCAGCGAGGTTTTATTCCTAACCCAACTACTTGGCTGAATGGCGAGCGTTGGAATGATGATATACCTAAAGCGCCACAGGCTTCGCCTACTAAGAAGTATGGGGATTATTTACAGAGAGAACCAGTTAAAAACGAAAGGTTCGGTATGGAGTATTTGCTAGAAAGGGATGATGACGAATGATAGGAGTCATAGACAAGATAGATTTCATTGAGAGGTATGTGGGGTTGATGTCGGATGTTGATATGGCTTTTGAACTCCACACCTCTGTTGAGGAAATAAGAGAAACAAGAAAAGAGTTTAGGCAGAAATGTTGGACTTGTAAAAACGCCTGTAACGGAAATAACTGTTCGTGGGTAAGATACCACATCTACCCGTCATATGTGACCATTGCCGATGACGGACACATTATAGGTTGCGAGAGGTACGAAGATGAAGTTAGGAAGTCTGTTTGACGGCAGCGGGGGATTTCCCCTTGCAGCACGGATGTGTGGAATAGAACCCGTATGGGCGAGTGAGATAGAAGAATACCCGATAAGAGTAACTAAAAAGAACTTTCCCAACATGAAGCATTTGGGAGATATAACGAAGATAAACGGAGCAGAGATAGAACCCGTTGACATAATAACTTTCGGTTCACCTTGCCAGGATTTATCCATTGCGGGCAACAGGGCCGGGATGAAACATACCGAAAAGGGTGATGATGAAACAACAAGATCTGGCTTATTTTATGAAGCCATCAGAGTAATAAAGGAGATGCGAGATGCAACACAAGGACGATATCCAACTTTCATTATTTGGGAAAATGTCTTCGGAGCCTTCAGCTCAAACAACGGAGACGACTTTTGGGCAGTACTCAACACAATCGGAGGAATCGCAGAAGATAAGTTTTGCACGCCTAGACTTGAGAAGTGGACATACGCCGGGGAGATTTTGGCTGACGGATTCAGTATTGCTTACCGCACCCTTGACCTACAGTACTGGGGTTGCCCCCAAATGCGCCGTCGCGTCTTCCTTGTGGCAGATTTTAGAGGACAACGTGCAGGAGAAATACTATTTGAGCGGGAAGGCTTGTCGAGGGATTTTGAGGAGATCAGAAAAGAAGGGCAAAAAACTGCCACCGATACTGGAGCAGGCTCTGCTATTACAATCAAAGAGCGATGTGGAAAACCCGGAGGGGGAAAAGGAGTCCTGATTCAGCACGACAAGGCGGCTAGTTTAGAATGCAACAGTTCTCAGGGTGTGATGCTGATGCAGATGAGTTCTCCTGATGCCGTGCCGAGATTCTATGAAGATAAAACTCCGACATTAAAAACCAATGGCGATACAGTAGGTGGAAACTTGGCGGTGTTTTATGCCAACCAAACATCAGCACAGTATGCGGGGCCGATGGAAAACTCTCCCACGCTTTTAGGAAGGATGGGAACGGGTGGTAATAATACACCCCTTGTGGCAAAGACCTATAGAAAAGTCTCAAGAGCGAAGAGCAAGGACGATGCTACGACTTGGGCGGAAACAGATACGGCCTGTACCCTTAACACTTTTGATATGGGGGAGACGAGAGTAAACGAATTGGTGGTGGAAGATGAAAACATATAGAGAACAGCAAGACCACACCTATAGCGATACAGAAACGGGTGGGCCGTTAAAAGCGGCGGGTGGTGGTTGTGCGGGAGGATCGGAGACACTAGTAGTAATGAAAGATATTTATACATTGAGCAAGGCGGGTTACTTTACTAACCCACAAACCAATATGGCACAAACACTTGTCGCCACGGATTGGAAAGACCCGCAAGCGGTAGGGGGTGAATTGCCTATGAATAACAAAACTTTAAACGGAATAGAACAGCACGCCGTTGCCACGGAAAAAGTCGTGAGAAGATTAACTCCTTTAGAATGCTGTCGGCTTCAGGGATTCCCGGACGATTGGTGTGACGGAGTCGAAGGAAGTGATTCGGCTCAATATAAGATGTGGGGCAACGGAGTCGGACTCCCCTGTGTACTTTACATAATGGAAGGCATCAAGGAAGCGGGAGATAAATACAACCTGTGAGGTGAGTGAATGCTTAAAGAAACAATGCCTATTGTTATTGATCTGCCGAAGGGGGAAGTAAATAAAACTTTTTCTATATTCCCCCTCGCCGACATCCATATCGGCAGTAAACAGTTCTCGGAGAAGAAGTGGCAGAGGTATAAGGAACTCGTGGGTGATAATTATATGATCATCCTCGGCGATTGTATCGATAACGGAATCAAGTCTGCGCCGGGCGCTTCAATGTACGAACAGGCGAT